CACCGCGCGCTCGGGAACCTGTTGACGGGGGGGGTTTTAGGGGGGGGAGATTCGGTCTGTCAATGGGGGTCACCGCTCTGATTCGCGATTATTCAGCAGATCGCTGGATATGCAAAGGCGGCGCGCCCCGCGAGGAGACGCGCCGCCGAGACATATGCGATGGGGTCAGCGGAGTCTTGCACCCCGTGCCGCGATGATCGCACGCATTGCGCGCTGCGTCAACTCAAAGCGCGTCATCTCGCTGATGCCCTCCCACTGCATCGCGCGCCGCCGGATCGTCCGGATCGAGACGCCCAAGAGCCGCGCGTGTTCGCGGCGGCACGGCGACAGGTGGAGCGGCATCAGGTCGAGGACCAGTCCGACCTCGACAAGGCGACGCACCAGCGGGGGGAGGGCCGAATCATCCCGCACCATGCGCGCCGTCGCGATGGCCTCGGACAGAGCGACGGGATGGAATACGCGCTCGTCCTCGTCAGCGATGCCGAGTTGCGCGCGGACGCTTCGGGTTCCGGGTTCCTCGATGCGGTTCACGCCGCACCTCCCCGCACCAGTTCGACCACGACCTCGCGCTTGCCGACCAGCGCCAGTCGGCAGTGCGTCGGCTCGGAGAAGGCAATGTTGGCCTCGATGCCTGACATGATGGCCGGGTCGCGAACCGCAATCGGTTCGTCGCGGCCATCGAGGTCAAGACGCCACACGGTGTCGCCGCCGGTAGTCTTCACCGCCGCGATGCGCGCGGTCGGCGGGATCACGAACACGTCGGCATTGGCGGCTGGCGCTGCCTTCGGAGCGGCCTCCTCGCGCCCGCTCGAGAGCAGCCGCCGGGTGTCCTCCTTGCGCTCCTCCGGCGTCATCGAGCGCATCTGCGCTGGGCTGACGGCCCTCGGCGCTGCCTTGACTGGCGCGGCGTCCTCGGTGATCTCCATCTCGCCGTGGGCCTCGACGTAGACGGGCGCGGCCCCCAGCGCGTCCGGGCAGTGCTGCTTGTACCCGGCGCTGATGCACCGCGCGAACAGCATGGCCTTTGGGTACTTGCGCCAGTTGTCGCCGCCCAGCCCCGCGCGCTTGGCGTCCTCAAGCGTGAACGATGTCACCCCGATCGTTTCCCAGCCGCCCGACGCCGTGCGCTGCCGGAACTCGACGCGCGCCTCGTCCTCGTTGACCACTGAGCGGTAGTCGTACTTGCCAGCCCGCTTGATCGCCGCCGCCATCAGGTTGGCCGCGAGAACCGCCTTGCCCTTGATGATGTGGAGGCCCGACATGGCGTCGTAGTCGGACAGGCCGAGTCCGCGCCCGATGATCAATTTGGCTGCGGCTGCGGCCTCCGACTGAATGTCGGGGAACATCCCGGACTGACGGAAGATCCGAGCGACCGTCATCGGGTCGAGGACCGTTGGGACCATCTGCGTCGGCGGCAACGCCGCCTCCTGACGTGCGAGGTCACTCATCGGAGCCACCTCCGATCATGGCTGCGATTGCGACTGGGCCGAAAACGACCGCCGCTACGACGAGCGGCGTCAAATCCAAGACTGGCATGGGCTGTCTCCTGTTCCCGTCCGCACCATGCGGAGGGGGTGACAATGTGTCACGTGCTGACACTCTATCGTCAGATCGCGGGACAGGCTACAATTTTGGTCGTGAATCCGGACAAAATGTCAGTCCCGGCGAAACTCCGGTCCCGCAGGGTCCGGGAGTTCGTGCTGTCGGTGTCGCGCGATCTGCGCGCGCTGGGCGTCCGGCGCGAGGCTTGCCGATGCCAAGCGGTCATCGCGGTGACATGGGATTGCCTCGACCTGTACACGGTCGCGCTCGATCTCGCGGAGGACGATGACTTGCGCTTCCTCCTTCAACAGGCGCGCGGCACGATCCTTGCCGGCCTCGTCGCTCAGACGATCAGCGAATCCGCAATCGTCTCGGTGTTGGAGTAGTTCGCGGGGAGCGACAGGCCGTGGCGGTACATATCGAACAGCCTGTCGAACGCGCGCACGAATTGGCCCTCGTCGTTGTTCGTGAACGTGAAGCGCCCGTTGTCATCTGCGCGCCAGTCGGTCGCGCCCGCGATGATTCCGACAGCCTGACCGCCCGCGCCGATTGGCGTGAGTTCCGCAAGAACCACCTCGTCAATGTACGCGGCGGCTGTCGCGACCGTCACCGTACTTTCGATGTGGAAGTAGATGTCGCTCGGAACGTTGCGCGGCGAACGCAGCGTCAGCGTGTGGATGTCCCACGACGTTGAAAGCGCTGCGACCGTGATCGAGGTGTTGAATGCGCCGCCGTCGATGATGTTGCCGCTGGCGTCCTTCACGCTGATGCGAATGGTTCCGGTCGCGCCCGCGTCCTTCTTCGCCGCGACGGCCAAGACGTAGGGACGATCAGGAGTCATGCGACCGAACGTGCCACTTGCGCTGCTGAAATGCTGCCGGATGTTGAAGAGCGTTCCGGTTCCGGCCAAAATCTTCAGCGACTTTGCGCCACGGTAGAAAGTTCCCGTCTCGGTCGCGAAGTGCGTACCCGCCGTTCCGGTCACGATGGTCCATCGGTCGGGAAGGTTGGACGTCTGGTCCTCAAGGTCGCTGTTGGTCAGGAGATTCTGCGTCGGCCTGCCGCCGTCGATGCCAGCAGACACGGTCGTGATGCGCGTGACGCTGCCGGAGCCAGCCGGGAATCGGTAGTCGAGCGACGGATACGCGGGCTGGCCGCGCACCTCGAAGACCTCGGACCCGGCGACAACCGCGCCGTTGGTCGCATCCTGCACGCAGCGGGCTTCGAGCGTCTCGCTGCGGATGTTCGGCCAATCGTTGGTCGAGCCGAGCAGGATGTTCGGAGCCTCGGTGTTGTACACCCAGCGACCGTTGCCGATGTTCGACGCAGCGTACGACGCGGACGTCTTGTTGATGGTCGTGCCGTCCACCGTCTTTGCGTCGGTGTCCATCTGCCGGATGAGCCACGTCAGAGACTCATCAAGGGTCTTTGCGCGCATGACGTTGGTGGCCGTGAGCGTGTTGGCCTCCGCAAACGTCATCTCGATAAGCGTTCGCTCCGCTGCCGAGCGCACGTCGTTGAGGACGCCGCCAGCCTCGGAGATCCGCGCCTCGATGTTGCCGCTCAGCGAGTCGATCATCCAAGCGTCGGTGCTGCTGTATGCGGCTTGCACGTTCGCGAGGAGCGTCTTGAGGTTCGTCTGATGCGAGCGAACGGCGTCCATCATGTAGATGAGCCGCCCCAGCCGCGTGAAGAGTCCGTCCGTACCGTCGTAGGTGAGAGGCATCGTCAGCCGTCCTTTCGCTGTTCATCGGTGAACGGGAGCGCGGCGTTCAGCGCGGCGCGTCGAGCGCCGCATCCTCCGCAGTCGCCGACCAGTTGAGTGATTCGCGAAGCATTCGCCACAGCATGAACCACGTCACCGATGCCACGCATCGGTCCTTCATATTCTGTGCAGATGGCGCAAGTACCGGATGATGGCGTTCCTCCGTACAGCCCTTTCCCGCATCGAGACATGGAAAGATGGAGACAAGTCATGTCAGCGAGAATGGAAATGAAAATGCTGGGAATGGGAAGAACGGAGGCGAGTTGCTTACGTCAGTTGGCCGTCCTGTTTGATCAAAGGAAGGCCACCTGACGCAACCTCGCCAACGATTGTCAGGAGATGCCGGAATGCCGGGAGCAAATGAGGTCACAGGACATCCGCTTGTCGTTCCGTTTCCAATCAATCCAATCGCTATGCCTCCAGCCAAAACTCCGATCTCCCATCTCCACGGGTATCCGAAGATTGCCCACGGATGGACCCAATATCTGCAAACGTTGCTAGGTGTCTGCCCGTGTATTCCGGTTGCAACCGATACTGTTTGACCCCACGGATACGTTCTAGCGATTCCTCCAGTCCACGCCAGTGTATTCGTGTTTGCATTTCGAGTCGCGTAGAAACCGCACTGGATTGCGCCACTCGGCGCATTCAACTTGTTCAATACGATTGGCTGTGTCAGTGCCGGAACAAGGCTGATCGGATTTTGCGTCGGAGAACCAATAAGTCCTGTATAGGTGAAGTACCTATTGCCTTCGTGCGTGAAGTCGAAGTTGATCGACACAGACCCAAGTGCAAGGGTGTACGCGCTGATCGGACAACATTGCGTCTGCCCACAGCAGCATGGAAGAATTGCCGCTTCCGCTGTCATGCCTCCTCACCGTACAGCGTGACGCAAATGTACGCCGCGCTTGCGGCGCGTATCCAAATCTTGTCGCCCGGAGCCATGAGGATCGGCGCGTCGTAGACCGTCGTGATGTGGGCCGCGATGCTCGTATCGTAGAGCAGCGCGTTCGACGTGCTGGCAGACTCGGAGGAACGGGTGTGGAACACGCGCACTTGGACGGCGTTGTTGTGGTTGTTGGATATCCACAAGGACACGATGCGCGCGGACATCCCGCTTGGAACCTCGTACAGAACCACGGCGTTCGTCGTGGCGAGGTCGCTCGCGAGTTTGCGCGACATGACGGAGGTACGGTCTGTGGCGTTGTAGATCATCCGCAGGTCACCTGATATCCGTTGGGGACGCAGAAGACGTAGCGTCCATTTGGCTCCGGCACGGCGAACACGACAGTATTCAGTTTGATCGGCTGACGAACCATCGTCACTCCGCTTGGCTTGACAGTTCCGACTCCGACCGTCTGCGCGTTGTCAACTGGATTCTCTGCACCGTTGTAGAGCGTGGTCAATGGAAGAGCAGGGTCGTTCTGTGGGTTGTAGACGACGAAAAGCGAGTTTCCACCACTCCATTCAGCCGGATATCCGTAGTAGGTCCAAGCCGGAGCATTGCCTGTAAAGGCACTGATGATGAACAATCCCGGAACCTGAGGCTCAATGGGTTCAAGATATGTCCGTCCGGATGCCGTGTTTCGTTGGAAGGCATACAGGATTGAACCTACGCCAAAACTAGTTCCCTTGAGTGGCATCGCGAACGGATTGTCTCCTGACGTTGAACGCGCGCCGCCTTCAACCGCAACCCATTGGTCAAACTCCAAAGAGTTTCGCGATACCTCTTCCCATGCCGCAAGTCCCTGTGCGTTGAACGCGGTAATCCTGACAGTGAGTACGCGACCACGCTTGTCTCCTGTCTTGCGAGATGGAGACACGCCAGCCTGTGCCTCAAGACGCTCGATGCGCTCGAAGACCGCGTTGACGTGCGCGAAGGTCATCGCGCCGACGTTGCCTTGGGTGAAGCGTGGGAACTCCATGAGTCAGTCCGCGAGGATGTTGTAGAGCAACTTGACCGCCGCCGTGTTCGCGCGCGCGGTCGGCGCGTTCGTCGCAAGCCGCAGCGCCGCGACCTCTCCGGCCTTCAGACGGATCACGGGCGCGAAGTTCGTCCCCGTCCCGCTCCCGATGTCAACGTAGTTCGTCGTATCGCAGTTCCGAAACCAAGCCCAGCCCGCGCCCGCGACGTCGCTCATGGACAGCGCCTCCGCGTTCGTGCTGGTCCCGATGTCCTGCACGCCGCCCGTAGCGGTCGTGCCGCTCATGTCAACAAGCACCGTGCCGGGGCTGAACGACTGCGCCAAGAAACCGTTCTTGACGTCCACCTTGAGGTTGACCGTGATTTCCTTTGACATCAGAAGTTCTCGCTGATCGTGTTGAAGTCGTAGGTCTGCGGGAACGGCTGCACGAATGCGACCGTATCCGCGTGGAATCCGTACTGCGGGCTGAAAGTCATCATCACGTCGCCCTGCGAGTTCTTGCGCGGCACTTGCTGCATATGGAAGTCCGCGCGGTACTCGAAGCGATGCGTCAGCCGGAAGAGGTTGACGTTGACCCGGCTTGAATCGTTGCCGCTGTAGACGAGCGTTCCAGCCGCGAAACCCTCGAACGTCGCAGAGTTGCGCTTGCCGACAGCCTCCGCGATTGTCGCCAGTCGCCCCGGCATCTGGAAGTCGCGAATGTTCTCGCTGATCTGAAGCGTGACCACCACGGTGCGAATCGTCGTGGGATCGCCTCCGGCATCGACTGGAGTGCCGCCGATGTTGGAGCCGTTCGACCCGTTGCCGCCGTACGCGCTCGGCACGTTGAGGCGGTACACGTCGAGAAACTGGAATCCCGTCGATGTCGTGCGCTCGACGTATCCGAGATCGCTCGGCGGGTTCGTGCTTGGCCCGTACTGCCACGTCACGCGCCACGTCGCCTTGCCGTCCCCGAGCGGGTCGATGGTGTGCGACAGCGCGTAGACCGTCGTTTCGCCGGGGAACAGGTCGCCAGCGGCGGGCATCCCGTTGGCGCCGAGCGTGATCTGAGACGGCTCCGTGATCGCCGCCGCGTCATCCCACACGACGAACACGCGAGTACCAGTGATCTTGCCGCCGGAGATCGACAGGTTGCGGCTTACGAGTTGTTCGTGGACTGTCTGAGCCATATCACTGGATCGCCATGTTCATGGTTGCGTCGTACTGCTTGCCCAGCACCTCGAGGATCTTGGTGAGCGTGCGGAACGAGTCCTCGTCCACGTTGCGCTTGCGGCCCATGTCGCCGAAGGCGTTGAACTTGAACGTGCCGCCAACCGCTTGGATCGCGCCGGACTGCACCGCGCGAGTCGCGCTGATCGCCGCGCTGATCTCCTTGCGGGCCTCGTCCTGAATGTCCTTGATCTTCTCGTCGCGCTCTTGGATGCGGCGCTGGCGCGCCTCTTCGTCGGCCTTCTTCTTCTCCTCGGCCTCGGCTGCGATCAGGTCGAACCGCTCCTGATACTCCAACTCGATCACGCGCAGCCGCTCCGCTGCGGCATCGTCGAACCGCTTCATTTCGTGCTGCGCGTTGGACACCGTGTCCTTGTTCGCGGAGTTCAGCATCATCTTCACGCGCAAGTCGCGCTCGCGCTCCATCGCGATCCTCTCGCGCTCGATCTCGCGTTCCATCTCGATGCGAAGCGCGGATTCCTCGTCGCCCGACGCGCGGACCCGCGCGGCCTCGCGCTCTGCCAACGCGTCTGCCATCCTCGTCTCGTTCTCAAACTGGCGGTCGCGGGAGACTTGCTCGAGTTCGCTCAGGATCTTCTCGTTGGCGGCGAACTCGTCCTGATACGCCTTCTTCCGCGCCGCAAGGCGCTTCTCATCGTCCTCGCGCTTCTTGATCGCGATGGCGTTCTCCTCCATCACGCGCTCCATGTACGCGGCGTCTTCGGAAAGCCGAGTCGCTGCGGCGGCGCGTTCGCCGGTGATGCCCTCGATGATCCTCTCGCTGATGGCCGATCCGAGTTTGACAACCGACCCCGCAATCGGAATTGCGGAGATCATGTCGTTGAGTGCTTCGCCAACAGACTTGTCGCCTCTGATGACATCGGCCACCGTGTCCAGCATCCTGTCCACGACAGCGATGCCGACCATAGCGCCCATCATGTTGCCGATCTTCTTGTCGCTGAACTGTCCCGCCAGCGCGCCCCCAAGCGCGCTGCCAGTCTGCTTGCCGAGCGCCTTCCCTGCGGCACTGGCCGACGCACCGGCGCGCTTCGGCACGTCGCCGAATCCTGCGTCCACCCACTTCGGAATCTCCTTGCGGATGTCCGGGCCGACTTGCTCCTTGACCACCTTCACGATGTTCGTGACGGCTGGCGGCGCGACAATCGCCGTCGGAGTCGGAGCGGAAGTCGCCGCCGAGAACGCCGCCATCGCGCGCTTTCCGGCATCCATGAACCGCGACTCGATGTCGCGGAACTGCGCCTCAAGCGCGTTCATCTCGGCCTGTACGGAGATGTTGAGCGTCCCTGCGTTCATCGTCGTTCAACGTATCGGCGCATCCAGTCGCCGCCTTGATGCTGCGCCGAATCGTGACCCTCGATGGACAGCCGAAGATGCGCGTCGAACTCGCCGCAAGTCAGGTCGAACGGATGGCCAAGACCCGGCGCGGCGCGCGCGATCAGATGCGCCTCGGCGAACACGTCGCGCTCGACGGTGCGTCGAGGCGCTGTCAGTTTCCCGACGCGGGCTTTGCTTCTTCGGCGGCGATTGCGTCGGTGTCGATGCCCAGCGCCTCAAGCGCGACGTTGGTTGCCTCGCGCGGCGCGACGGACTGCACGAACCGCATCGCCGTATCCACGTCGCCAAGCGCCGCAGACAGGACGCGGATCTGACCGTGCAGCGAGTAGCAGTCGAGGCACAGCGCCGAGACGTTCAAGGCGCGGCGTCGGGCGTCGGAAACGAACTCCGCAGCCTCCGCGCCGCGCAGTCCGGCCAAGGCCGCGTCCCCGGCTGCGGCCTTCGCGCGCTCGGTCGCGAAGTCCTCCGACAGCGCAAGGCGCTGCCGCACCGTCAGCGGCTTTACGACGTAGAAACTGCCAGCAGCCGCGATCTCCCATTGTGCCGTGCGAATCATCCGTTGAGCCTCCTCATGCGTTCGAGAAATCCATCCGCTCCCGTCGCGACCACCGCGACATCCGACGCGCGCCGAGCCTGTACAGACGCGATCTCAACGACCGTGCGCCTGTCTGCCGCCAGCGCGAAGTTCACAGCCTGTTCTTCCGTGATCCGGCCCGGATTGATCCGGCGAGAACGGACAACACCATCGCGGTACGCGATGGTGATGACCCAGTCCGAATCGGACGGAGCGAATACCTCTGTCACCTGTGCCGGGATCGTCATGCGTCAGACCAGCCAAGAAATCACGGGGGCCGTGCCGTCGCCGTTGCTGAAGTTGCAAGTCAGCGTCGAGTCGCCAGTCTTGTCCACGTTGAACGCGAAGCCGTTGAAGATGCAGTTGGCGCTGATCTTCGCGTCACTGGTTCCGCTTCCGTCGAAGAGGTTCAGCGTGAGCGCGGCGGTTGCGGTCTGAAGGAAGACGCAACTGGTCGCCGCGCTGGTCGTGACCGTTCCGACGCCGGGAACGCCAGTGAGCGAGCCAGTGAGGTCAAGCATTCCAAGCCGACGCCGACGCCCGGTGTCGCTGAAGCCAGTGGTTTCGCTCTCGACGCGCTCGAGCGTCGCCGCGAAGGTGCGGACTTGAATGACTTCGCCGCCAGCCGGGAGAGTCACTGATCCGTCGTTGCCGCAAAGGTAGGTGCTGATAGGCATGATCTATTCCTCAGGTGTCGAAGGCGAAAGCCCGGTACTCAACAACAATCGTCCAACCGTCATCCGCGAATGACGGCGCTCCCGTCGATGTCAGGACGAACTTGCATCGGTCGAACCCGGTAGGCGAGGTGGACGTCGAGAGCGCGGTCCCAAGCGCGGCGGTCGCCGTGTGAATGTCCTGCGTCCCGCTGTTGCCGAAGTAGAACGTAAACGCGAAGTCCACGACGTAGCGCGTGGCCGTGTTGTACGGCTGGACGTCGATGTTGGTGGCGCGATAGACGAGCAGCGGGAGCGCGGCGTTCGCCGGACCCGCATCGAGGTAGATGCGCTGGCCAACGACGTTGGTCAGGCTCGACGTTGCGAACAGGCGCGACTTGAGCGCGTCGAGAATCGCTTGCATCACGGCCTCCCCATGCGCTTGGCGACGGCGTCCGACACGATGCCTTCTACCTCGCCCTGCATCGCGGCGATGACGGGCCGGATATACGGACGGGCCGCGATTCGCGCGCGCGTGCTGCCGAACTCAAGCGCGGCGGCGTACTTCAGATTCGATCCGACCGTCAGCACAAGCGCGCTGCCAGTTCGATTCAGAGACGCAAATCCTTCGTTCTTCGTCGTGGTCGATCCAATGTTGGCGTTGGAAACGACCGTCCACGACGCACGCAGTCGGCCAGTGTTCGCCGCCGGAGGATTGCCGGGAGCAGAGGCGACGTGCCATCCCTTCGCGCGCGCGTTGCGGCCCTTCTTCTTCCCCTTCGCGACTCGGTAGCGCCGCCCGGTTCCCGGCTTCGACAACTGGTCGCGGATCAACTTCGACAGCACCACGGAGACGCCGACCATTCCCTGAGCCACGCCATCGTCAACCCGGCGCGTGACCTCGCCGGGACCGCCTCCAGTCCACTGGAACGAAGTCACAGCGACACCTCCGGCTCGATCTCCACGCACTCGATCTCCGTGTGGTTCAAGTGCGGCGCGGCCCCGGTGTCGCCAAGCAAGCCCGGATTCGTGACGCCCGTCACGCGCCACGTCTTCACGTTCGCCGTGCCAGCGATCCGGTCGTGGATCTCGTCATCGACCTCCACGTCCGCGCAGCCCTCGACGTAGATCGTAGTGGCCGTGCGCCCGTTCATCCGGCCCTGCGCCACGTCGCTCGACTGCGACCCCGGCTGCACGAAGCCCGTCACGGTGAACTCGCGCGCGTACGAGCGCGACACCTGACCGTCCGCGCCGACCGCGACCGCCGGACGGTAGACGAACAGGCAGCGCCCGAACTGAGCGATGATGCCCCCGATGCTCAACGAATCCTCCGGTACTGCGCGAGGAGGTCGCGGATCTCCTGCTGCTGCTCCGCTGCCGCGCGGCGGCTGTAGGAGTACCCGCCAAGGCTCTCGCTGGCGATTCCCATGTCTCGCGTCCTGTCGCGGTAGAACCGCGCAGCGACCGTCAGCGTGGCTTGCACGATGTCGTAGGGGATCGTCGCGTAGCCGCCCGTGTAGTCCACCAGCACCGACTGATACCCGGACAGCGAGTCGCCGTAGATGATGCCGCGCTCGGCGTCGAGTCCGTAATCCGACAGCGAGTACACCCAGCCTTGCAACAGGCAACCCGAGATCCGGAGATCCCGACCCACCACGCCATCGAGGTACATGGACGGGATGTTGAGATTGGCCGTGGCTCGGAACCCTGCCACGGCGTTGATGGCCGTGGCCAGTTCGTTCGTCGTGTCGTAGGTTGTCAGCGACAGCGTCGTGATCGTCTCCGTGCCGCCACTGGTGCGTCGGTTGAGGTAGATGGACGTGGAGTCGTTCGAGATCGACGCGAAGGCGTCGCTTTGGTCGATGCTGTAGACGCTCAGCACCGTCTGCTTGAGCGCCCCGACGAAATACACCTTCTCGGCGGGAGGATTCTTCAGCACGATCCGGTCATGGCCGAACGTGTCGTAGACCTCCTGCACCCGCGCATCGGTGAAACGACGCCCGCAGTACGACTCGACCCACTTCGACGCGCGGTCGATGCACTGCTCGAGAATCGTGTCCGTGCCTCCCGACGTGACGCCGAGGAACGTCTTGAGGTCTGCGAGGGTGACGAGCGAGGTTGCGGCGACAGCCATCAGTTCTCCGGCTTGGGTGCGGTCCTCGACTTCTTCGGCGGTTTCGGAGTCGAGGTGGAATCCGCGAACAGCGGCGCTGGCTCGATCAGCCGCCGCGCGTAGCCTCCGGACACCAGCCGTTCAGCCGTGGTGGCGTTCGCGTTGAACGTCGTACCGGGACGCAGTTCGCGCCGCCCGACGCCGTCCTGATGCACCGCGCAGTTCCGGACGCAGATCAGCAGTTCCGTCAGTACGTCTTGCATCGCTCCGGCCTCCCGTGCTTGGTGTAGTCGCCGCTCCACTGGTTCACGACCTCGAGGTGTTCACCGGGCCACGTCACGGTCAACTGGAGATGTCCGATTCTCACGCGCGGCGAAGCGCAGACCTTGTTGCCAGCCTCGCGGAATCTCTTCCAGAACCAAATGTCATCGTCCACCTTCGCCGGACCCCATCGGTTGTCCGCGTCCGGCGCAGAGTGGAACCACGGCTTCGGCATCCGGCGCAGTGCGTCGGTGCGGATCAGCGTAAGCCCCATGTGTCCCGTCTCGCATTCGATGGCGTCCGTGTGGAACTCGCGCGAGTCGATCTGCTTCCGGCGCTTGCCGTCCGAGTCGAGCATGGTCAGCAGCACGTTGTTCCGGTCGCGCCCGATCTGAAGCGGGAACAGCGCGTCCACGTCTGGCCGCGTCTCCATGATCTGCCACAGCCGCACGATGTCCGTCTCGTCAAAGATCGAGTCGAAGTCGATGGTCAGGACGTACTTGCGCTTCGGCTGGTCGCAGACCTCCTCCATGATGCGCTCAAGGCACTGGCCCCAAAATACCCCGGTGGACTTGAGGAAGTCGATACCGAGTTTCGCGCACGAGAGATGCGTAGCGGCCATCGTGTCCGTCCACGCAACGCGCGGCAGCGACATGATCGCCTGTACGTCGGACATCGGAAGGCGCGGACTCGGCAGCGCGAATCGCCGCACGACGGCGCGCAGCATCTCGCCGTCCCGCTCAATGCCGCCGAGCCGCTGCAATCCCGCCATGTCAAGGACGCGCGAGAACTTCTCGCGGTTCCACAGGCTTGCGTACTTGCCCGACCCAAGCGCCATCTCCTCGACGCTGCCCGACCCGTCCTGATACGCGACCACAGCCGCGTCAAAGTCGGGAACGACGAACGCCGCGCACTGTCCATCGGACAGCCTCGCGGCGCATTCCTTCGCTACCTCGACCTCATTGCCGACGCTGGCTCGCGCCAGCACGTCTCCGAACTCCGTCACGTCCTCTGTAACCATGCTGTTCCTCCTGTTGCCTCCAAGATGGGGCGAGGCGACGAGCGCCCCGCCCCATCCTACAGAGGATCGTCCCGTCAGATCTGCGAGAGATTCGCAGTGCCGATCTCGGCTGCGGTCGCGCAACCGTCAGCGGGCTCGGACAACTCGACCGCGATGAACGGCTCGGTGGTCGCACCCAGTCCGAACGTCGGACGGAGATACCGCTTGCGTCCGCGCAGATCCACTTCGTAGATGATCTTGGCGAGCGCCGTCGAGACGGTGCTGGCGGTGGGGGTGTACGCCGTGCCGGAGCCAGCAGCCGAAATGGTGGTCCAGTTCGTGCTGTTGTCATCGTTCTCGGCGAGCGTGTTGTTGGCTGCGGTCGTGTGGACCGCAGCGGTGCTGTTCGCGAAGCAGTAGATGCGCGCGAAGGAGAAGCCGCGAGTGTCGATGGACGCGGTCAGCGTGCTGACGTTGGTCGCTCCGATTGCGGCGATGGAAAACTTGCTGTTCTGTCGCATGGGTGGATGTTCCTGCGTTTGATTGT